ATTCTTTTAACCATTTTTTCTGTGGTGTATTTTTAATTCTATTTTGTATTCTCTCACAAAATGAAACTATTTTATCACATAATCTGTATATAAAATTATCAAACATATTAATATTAATATATCATATATTGTCTATAAAGTCAAGCGCCTTTTGAGTTCTTTATAGTCAATATACTTCAAATTCTTTACTTTACCTTCCCACTCTAAAACTGGTTTATTTACCACATCATCTACATAGATACCATTTTCTCTATCTTCTATTAATTCGTTTACTTTAAAGAATTTTACATCTTTATACTCTAAAAACAACTTATACCACTGATCTATCCAATTAACAGATGGTATGGCTTGCTGTTGAGCTGGGGCATAGCAATTAGTACCTTTGTATATATTATTTAAAAGTCTATCTTTACTATTTAAATCGTGTCCTATGAGATATACTTCATCTGGTTTTTCATTTAAACAAGCGATTAATCCACTTGTAGAGCCAGCTGCCCATCCTCTATCTCTAGGTTTTACTATTTCTGAAATATTTTTTGCTTTATCATCATCTCGTACCCAAGTAGCATATATGCCTGTGTGATCTATTGTTTTTTGCTTTATCTCTTTATTTTTAGTTATAACATTAATTTTACCAGCTAAATTAATACCGTGAAATACATATTTTGTTTCATTCGTTCTATTGTTTTTAATAAATGAACCAAACTTTTTTAAATTTTGTTCTATCTCTTTTTTATCAATTGTGCCATAAACAGTTAATTCATAAGTTTCAGCGGGCAATCTATTCCATTCTCTAAACCAAGTTTCATTATTGTAACAATATCCACTTTGATATATCTCGTGCATTATACCGTGGTCAACAGCAATTAAAACATCAGGCGTAAAATCTCTATACAAAGCATTACAACCATAAATTTTACCGTGAGGTCGTAATGTTTCTAAATCAAAGTCTTTACGACTTTCACCATTACCTATACAAAAAACTCTTTTCATTTTATTACTTCTATTTCACTATTTGTTTCTATAACAACACGAGCCCCACAATTTAAAATAGGTTTTTCATTACCACTGTATATAATCTTAGAAGGACCTTTTATTTCAACTTCGTGGCAATATGTATTTTTACTACCTTGTTTAATGGTGATAACTGGATTATTTTCATTGTGTTTTTTATTAGCTCTAATTACGTGTTGATTCACGTGAATATAAGTTTTACTTTTTTTAGGCATTTAAAAATACTTCTTTCATTATCATCTTACATTCTGTTTCATTGTATTTAATAAAGGGTTTTACTCTGGCAATCGTAGATGAGATTTTAGTCCATACAACTTTTTCATTAATCTGTTTGTCCCAATTTTTGCTAAACGATAAAATTTTGTCAAGTACGACTGCGGTTTGTATTGATAATTTTTTTTGAATAAGTAATCGTAAAAGTCTAGGATGTTGTCCATTAGAGCAAAGAAAACCATCATTAAAAGAAAGATTATTAGAAATAAAATCATTATTAATCCGTACCAAATCGTTCCTAAAATGATAGGTAAATGCTTCTTTGCGTTTTTTGAAATCCAAATAAACATCTTTACCATCATTTTGTAATAAATTACCAATCCATTTCTTATCATCTGTAGCAAAGTTGGCAACGAAGAAATCAAGTATTTCATTTTGTCCATATTTTTTACTTAATTTATGAAAGAAGTATCTATCATTTCTTTTTGTAAAAGTTTCTAATTTACAGTTAACCTTACCCTCATATTTATAGTAGTCATAATTTTTTGATGTAAAATGTAATTTAACTGCCAAATAAATTTTATAAACATCAAATCCGCCATACATATTAACAACTCTTAAAATGTTTTATTAAAAATTCTCTTATTTGTTCTAAATATTCTGGTTTACATCTATTTAAACCATTATTTTCAAATCTTGTATTAATAACAATATTATCAGGATAATAATCTTTTTTATTATCTATTCTATCCACTGAAGGTGCTAATGGATAATGTACTCTAAACACATCATAAGGATCAATAGGTATTTTTAAAAAATCAGATAACCCATTTTGTTTTTCAAATTGTTTTTGTATATCGTGTTCATCAATAGCAACTTCTTTTATTCTTCTCATCACTTGTCCTGATTCACTGAAAGTTTTACTACTAACATATTGAGTACCTTTTACATTCTCTAAAACTTTTTTAAATGGATTTTTTAATTTACTCATACAGGAAGTTTACCACTTTTAGTTTCTTTTAAAAGTCGTAAATCAATTGCTTCGATTTTAATTTTTTCTTTTAATGTCTTTGATACTAAACTATTTACAGTTCCTACGTCTAAATCATTTTGTTCACAGTACCATATAATGGCATCCATATATGAACATCTTTTTTCTTTGACTATTTCTTCTATCTTCAAACTAAATTCTTTTGAGTTCATAAAACATTCTCCATTATCATTTGTTTAAAATTAGGATACATAGGATAATCTATGTTATTTTTAATTTCTTCATTCATTTCAAATCGAATCAATTCTACATTACTATCAAAATGAAAATTTACCAATATATCATTTTTTTTAATTTTAAATTTATTTGTTTTTAAAAAAAAGTCTATATGAGTAATTTCAAAAATTTTACTAATGTCTTTAGAATAATTTATTAATGTTAAATCATTATGTTCGCCTGTTAGTTTTAAATTAACTGATTCATCACTATGAAATACAAAACTCATACCGTATCTAACATAATATTTGTAATCATCTCTATTTTGAAAAGTACCTTGTTTAAATACATTGACATTATTTTTTGATAGATAATGTATGTTATCATTAACTACTTCAAATTCAGTAGTTATAGGATTTTTGAAAGAAAAAGTATTTTGATTTTGTTGTATAGGATCTTCATATAATATATTCCAATCAGTTGTTGTATCATTCCAATAAGGTGCCCAATAAACTTTAATCATATGAACATTATATCATATTTTTAATAAAAAGTAAAGGGCGGTTACTCCCGCTAGCTTTCACCGCCCATTATACCATTATTGTTGTAAAATCAACAATAATATCCAAATTAAAGTTATACTTGGTATCATACTCATTAATATCAAACTTTTATATTTCTTTAATTTGTTCATTTTTTTCTTGCCGTAAGTGATATATTTCCACTCACAGAAATTATACGGTATCATTATTACGCTTTCTTATTCAGAAAAGGGTAAAATGCTTTTACATATTGTTGATATGCTTCAGCATATGGTTTAGTTACTTCTAAACCTTTTTCAATGTTTTCCTGTATAGTTTTATTTACATCACCATTAGTTACAAAGTCGTTAAACTTCTTTGCTGTTTCAATGATGTCGTCAGCCGATATAGTAGGAGCTTTAAATTCTTGTACTACTTGATCGCCGTCTTTTTTGATTGAATATTCATACTCTTTAATTTGAGCATTGAAATTGAAGTCTGCTAATTGTTTAGCAAGACCTAATAGATCGCTTCTGATTTCAAAAGCGTTTTTAGTTGTTGTTGCCATAATATCCTCCTGTGTGTTTGTGTGTTATAGCATTGTTATTTATAATATATCATACTTTTCAGTATTTGTCAATGGTGAGTTTCTGTTGCCACGTACTCACCTAACGCCGATTGCCTAATTAGGCAGCCATAGCATAACTTTCGTTAGCATTTATAGTTTGACATTACGTTGTCAGCGATCTAACTCCAACTAGTTTTTATCAACGGTCGAACCTATATCACCCCCCTAAAGCACCCTAAGATGTTTTAAGTGAATGGTGGAGGTGGGCGGTATCGCACCGCCGTCCCTATTGACTATTATCTAGTCTTCAACGTTAAATTCTTTTATAAACCTTGTTTAGGAGGTAATAATGCCGTATCAAAAGAATGAAACAATATACATCTTTCAACACCTGATGGTATATCCATAGTCACTAATGATTCATTTCTTTCGTTAGCAAAAAATGTTATCAAATAAACCGGTTCGCCATCTGGTTTACTGCCTGATCTTCCTAAACTGATACCTACAGGTTCAAATTGTTTTGCTGTAAGATATCGTTCAATGGCATCTGGTGTGCCACAAACAACAGGCATTTGTATCTGATAAAATCCCCACGGATTGGCAAATGCTGTTGTACAAAAAAGTAGTAATCCTATTATTAGTTTTTTCATTGATTCCCTTTAGCAGTTATGGTCGCAAGTAGGATATGTTAAATCACCTTTTTTATTTCTTCAACTTTTGACTTTATTTTCGTTTTGTAGTTTATAATATTTATAAAAACTTTCTATTGATTCTATTAAAATTTGTTCATATTCTTTTCTATCTTTTATAAATGGAACCATTGTGCCATCTTCAGCAGCAATTAATATAACAAGTTGTTCTATTTTTTTGCCAAAAATTTCTTCATACATCATTGAATAACCTGTAGTTTGTAAAAAATAGTTTTCTACCCAATCTTCTTGTCTTTCTTTATTTGCTGTCTTAAAATCAATTACAGACAACTTACCATTGTATTCAGCAATACAATCTACTTGTCCAGCAACCGTTAATTTATGGCTAAACATTACAGTTTCTAAACAATGTACATTATCTATTTGATCTAAATATGGTTTCATTAATTTAAATAAACCCAATGGTAATACATCTCTAATTGAAGGTGTTTCGCCTTTGAGATATTGTTCTATTAAAGTGTGAGTTGCTTTACCTCTACGTGCTGCTCTACCCATTTCCCAATTGGCAACGTTCTCGCCAATATTATCTCGCCATTTTTGTAATTCGTCTTTTTTTCTGATTGATAAGACAGACGTTATAGATGGATAGTTTTTACCTTGTATATCGTAAAATCTAAAACCATCTACACGTTTGCCTTTTACTTTTGGTAGTAAGTCTTCGTTTAATTGTATAAATTTAAATTTTTTAGCCATATTTCACCTTTCATAAACTCATAGTATATCATAATAAATCTATTATGTCAAGTCTGATTTAAATGCCTTTTTTAGCATATTCATCATTTACCCATTCTTTTGATGGTGTTTCTCCAGCAAATTTTATGTATGAGTATTTTTCATAACATACTTTTTTATTGTCATCTCTATATGCTCTTAAAAACTCTTTACGATTTTCTTCAGGATTTTTATAAGAACAATGTACCCATCCGCTATTTTTATCTTCAGGTTTCCAAAATTCTAATATTAATTGATCGTAGTCTAAGTTTTTATCTATGTAATGTGCTAATTCTTGGTTGGAAATACCAAAAATTTCAAAGTCCGCTGCCTCACCTTTTGTGTGTTGTGAGTTTAATGATGAACCTATTTTTAAACATAATTCACCACCTCTAAACCCACTTGATACTACTACTGGCATACCGAAGTGATCTCGGACTGGTTGTAGTATGTTCTCGCATAGTCTTTGTAACGCTTCGATTTGTGTTTCGCTAGGATTATTATTAATCCCTTCCCTTTCGGCAACTTGCGACTTCACTAATTCGTTAAGCGTGAAGCTTTTGCTTAATCGCATACAATTTATCCTTTACTTTTAGTTTTAGTTTTTTTAATTCTCTTAATTCTAACCAACTGTAAGTCGATCTATCATTATTTCTAAGTTTTTCAACTTCATTAACTTTTGTTTTGAGTTCTTTATGTTTTGCTTTTATGTTCATATTATCCTCTTGTTAGTTTTAAGATTTTTTCTATCTGTGCTTTAATAATTGGTCCTCTATTCGGCCAATGTATATAAGGTTCTTCACTTTTAGATAGATTATATAAAAATGGTAATATTACCTTTTCAATATCTTTAAATCTTTGTTGAATACCTGCGTCTGCTAATTCTTTGTTCATTGTTTCTTTTTCAGCTACAATTTGCATTATCTCATTCATCATCGCTTTTATAGATGTTACATCTGATTTCACTTTTGAGATTTCTAAATTTGAATTTTCTAGTATTTTAGGATCAACAGTAGGTGTACTTTCACTTTCTGGTTTAGATGAAACTGGTGTAAAACCAAAATCAACATTCATATCAAACTCTCGCATATAATCTGGTATGTCTGTCATTATTTTTTCCTCTTTAAATGTTTTTGTACTACTTGTTGTGTTTTAACTTGTTTGATTGATTTTTTGCCATATCTATCTGCTAGAGAACTATTTGGATGTGCTTCGGCAATTCTACTTAAATTATCTTTCCATCCTTGATCTGTTCGATAACTTCTTCCTGATATTCCACTAACAATATTTATTGAATTAATAACTTGTGAAATGTGTTTATTTTTACTTAAATACTCTTCCATTTCAGAAATAGTCATTAATTCAGTAAATTCTTCGCCTGTTTTTTTATTATGAAAAGTATAAGTAGGCATTATTTAAAGTATTTGTTTAAGACCTCTAATTGATCGTCATATTCAGCAATCACTTTTAATTCTTTTTCAATTGCTTCTATTATATCTGGATGTTCACCAACACCAGCAGCATTTTTTAAATAAACTTCTATATTCATTTTATGTTTAGCAATATGACCTCTAGCGTGTTCTTCTATTGCATTAATCATATTTTCTCTATTATATTCTTTTGTCATTTTTAATCCTCAATATTATCTTTTAATCCATCACGTAAAATTTTTTCTTCTTCAAACGTAAAAGGTCTTAACATATTTAGCCCTCTATTTTGCCTTTCTTTTTTTTGTCTTAATGATTCTTCATAAGACAATCTTTCTAGTTCATCCATATTATATATCTCCTAATTATAGTTTATGTTAATATTAAATCTTGCTTGTGTGTCTGTACAACTGGTACTGTTATGAGGTTTGTTTGCTTCAAATATCACAGCACGATTTTCAATTGAGTTTACCTTTGTTTCATCTTCAAATTTAGTATATCCATTACAAGTATTAAAAGACAATACACATCCTAAATTTTCATAAGGATAATCTGTGTGTGGTTTATGTTCTTCTAATTTTTCTGTACGTGTATAACAATTTATTTTCATTCTAATTAATTTTTTAGGATTTAATTTATCAATGATAGGTTTAAATAAATCAAAATATGGACTATTAATTTTTTCATCATATAAAATATGTGTAAAATAAAATTTATCATCATCACTATCTTTTTTTTCTACTGTGTTTTGAAAATGATAAGGAAAATTATTACCCATAACTAAATTTTTTAAATTATTAAATACATCATTAGGTAAAAAATTATCTATGATTTGCTTCTTCATTCAATCCTTTTTTAAACCAATCTGGCATTTTAGCAGGAGCTTTCCAAGTAGCAAATCTTCTTTTTTTCATAATATAATAATTACGATAACTTGCTACACTATCACCTGGTACTTTACACTCGTCTGGCATAGCAGGTGTGGCGTCTGTACCCTTTACATCTATTCTAGCATTTTTGGGTGGTGTCTTTAACAACTGACCTAACTTTTGAATACACATATGGTCTTTTGTGTGATTGTATCTTTTTTTGTATTCTTCATTAAGTGCCATCATATGTTGATATAACCATATGTAATTGTAAGCAGATTTCATCACCCATTGTGTACTAGGGTGACCTAACCATCCTGCTTTATATATGATTGCTTCTTCGTTGTTGTTATCTAATCGCCATCTTCTTATCTTACGACCATTTTTTGTTTTGTCAAAATATTCTGTGCCGTCTAAAACACGTTTAGCAGTACAAAGCATTTGTGCTGATTCTAAAATCATTTTGACCACGTGTTTATCAACTAACATTTGAGCAGCTTTTACTGGATCTTTATCAACGTAAAAAATATTCATTAGTGTATCAACTTTCTAAAGTAATCCATCATCTTATATTGTTCGGCTAACTTTTTTAATTTATTATACCACATAGATTTCATTTCATCTGATTCAACATTAGAACATACTTTTGCTAAATTGTCAAGTCTATGTTTCTTTTTTTCAATATCACCTTTTATTCTAATCAAGTCTTCATTATATATCATATTGCCTCCATAATATTAATATATCATTATTTGATATATTTGTCAAGCATAATTACTTTGATTTATCGTTCCAATCCATTACCTGATCTAATTTTATCTTTATTTCATCAGGATCCAAATCAGATAGTTCTTTAGCACCCAATTTTTCAATAAATCCTTTATAATCTTTTTCTTTTTCTTTTAACTTTTCATTACGACTTTGTAATCTTTCTAACTTTTTCTCTAATTCTTCTTCTTTACTTACTTGTGTTAAACTTTTTTTCATTCTTATTTGTCTTAATGATATATTAGCAGCAATCAATAATAATACAGCGAGAGGGTCAAAAACAAATATAAGTATAAGTATGACAATTCTAACAGCTTCGTCAAAATGACTTTTTGCGTCATCACCATAAATCAATTCAGCAACATACTTTAATGGTCCTACTTCCGCTTCAATTTTTATTTGTTCTAACTCTATTGTGCTTTTGGTTTTGTTCAACTC